ATCATTTAAACCCGGTCTCACAAGTGACTGATTTGCACCAGTTATAAAGTTAGGATTCAAAATAAATGCATCTGGGCTTGATGATGATGGTATCTGAAAAGTTGTTGGAGTATTACCACCTTGCGAGGTTATTTGTGGGCCATTAGTAAATACCATGTTGTTAGGTTGATTTGCAATAACACCTGCAAGCAATGTGTAAAGCTTATCATCACTCATATATGATTCCCAATCTGATAAAGCCTGTGCCCATTGTGTACCCATTGGGTCATAGCGCAGCATATGCATTGTAAGTGGTTGCCATAACATTGTATCAATCCAGTAAGGTACCATTTTAATATATACCGCTGTATCAGCTACGGGGCCATAAGAATTAACTGTGTTAGCTGGTTGTGTTCCACGATAAATATTAGGTTTAGAAGCTGTGTTAACCCATATAACTGAATCATTGCGAGGTGTCTCGGTTGAAGCAATCATCGGGATGTTATTCAAAAAGCTATTAGAAGGTACCATTCTTTGAATTACCAAAGGAATCCATTCAACTGCGATTGTATCAAGCGAACCCAATGAACCATCTGTTGATAGTTTAGTCATTCTTTCGTTTCTCGAACCTGCTTTGAAATTTACACCATCTACATAACCGGAGTTAAGCCTTGCAGCGATATCTTCAAGTGTGTAGCCGCTTGGTCTGTTACCGGGATTGTTACGTAAATTCATAACGTGAGCATCGGAGTTACATAAATGGAATCGTGCCATTTTAACAATACCTTCGTATTGTGGATCAGTTAACAACGAATTAAGTACTACAGCGTAATCTCTTAAGTCTTTGTTAGAATCTTTAGCTTGTACTTTAGCTAATAGTTCACGTCCTTCTTTATTATCTTTATGACAAAGCTCGGTAAATGTAGGCACGTTCGCACGTCCTGTAAATTTAATGCTTTGTTTTGGGTCAGGATTGGCAGCTAACTTAGTATGTTCAGCGGTCAATTCTTCAAGTGTTTTTGCTTGAGGTTTCATTATAATAGTTTTTGCGGATAGTTTTTCTTTACCCGATTTATTTTTGGCTTTTTCTTCTTCTTCGCCTTTTTCGTCTTTTTCGTCTTTTTCGTCTTTTTCTTTTTCAATTTCGTCTTTAGCGGATTCAGCTTCTTTCTTGGCTGCTTCGCATTCTTTAACGCATTCTTCGTAAGCTTTCATCTTTTCAGATTTTGCTTCTTCATCTTCTTCTTCATCGGCTACTTTTTTAGCTCCTTTAGCTTTTTCCAAAGCTTCTTCATACTTTGCACGGGCTTTTTCTGCCTTTTCTTCTAATTTCTTAGATGCAAGTGTTTTTTGGCCGATTTCATCATTACCAACTCCCTTTTTACCGGGAATAGTTGTTTCAACGGGATCAGTTCCAGATTCTTCATCCTGAACCATTGGAAGTTTTGTTTTTCCAAAAATTGATTTTAAGAATGAAAAGAGGTTTTCGTCCCTTTTATTCATCGCTTGTAAAATAACATGAGAACTTTTGTCGTCCTCGATGTGAAGATTAGAACTTTCAGCAGGCTTATCAAGCTTAACCGCTTCTGCCTTCAATTGTTCTAATTTTTCTTCGGCAGCCTTTGCTTCGAGCAAAACCTGTTCCTTTGTTCTTTTTTCTGACATTTCTGAATATTTACTGCATAATTTAATTATTTCTTTTGTTTCTTGTTCATTATATATTTTAGCCTTTAGGGCTGAATATCCATTTTCAATTTCATTTTTTATATTTTCTTCAGACATTGAAGCCAATTGTGTTACGGCTGTTGGATTACTTGGCAATGTAGGCAGCGATATTTCATAAAGAATGAATTTTTCGCAAATCCTATTACCATCTTTATCCATTTCGAAATTACCCAATTTATCTTTTTTCCAAACTGCCTCACCCCCAATAGATGCGCTCTTTAAAAAACCTTTGTTGTATAGCTGTTCGCAAATCCTTGAATCTTCTGTTATGCCGTGAAAATCTGGTATTCCTGAATGATTTCCATTGTCATCATAGTTCATATCAGCCATTAGGGCGACTGCGTAAGCTGACCATTGGTGGTCTCTTAAAACAACTGGATTTAAGAGGTATCGTGAGTAATCCATTACGTTATTTGGGATAACTCCACCCTGATCGTTTGGAGTCTCATTTGTGTAGTTTATTCTATATTTGCCTTTAGACATGGAATAAATTATTTTAGGTGTAAAAATATATTTAATAAAAATATATTTAACTACCATGTTGTATTTTCACAATAGTTATTATATTTGTAAAAAAACTATGGATGAGTTTATAAACGAACGTATAAAATTAGGTAATAGGCTTAAAACTATTCGAGTTAAACGGTATAAGCATCTTACTCATACTAAAATTCATGTGGTTACTGGGTTGGATATGTATCAAATCCATTTTATTGAAAGTGGTAAAAGAAATTATACGATTGATTCGTTATTGAAGTATTTAAAGGCTTTTAAAAAGATAAAGAAATGAAAATAATAAACTGGCTTAAATGTGGGAGGTAATCTTTCGATTACCTCTTTTTTTATGTTCAACCGTTTCACAACCTTCTCACAATTTAATATATGGACAATTACCCAGTCAGTTTTAAATATTCAATTCTCAGAGGGTTGTTAATACCTAATATTCAGAGAGTTATGAAATTCATGCAGAAAACAGGCTTATTTTTGACTAAAAAGAGAGGTTCAGAAACAACCTTCTACAGCCCAATAACAGTGCGGTGTTTAGAGGGTTGTTTCGATATATTAGAAGTATTTATTAGAATAAGTAAAGCGCAAATATTTCGCAATTGAAACACCTCTTTTTTTATTATCCAGCTTGAACAACTTGAACAATGACAGTTGCTGCATCCGAACCATTAATTGTAATATTTGCAGTTCGCGAACTCCCTGTTAAATTATCCGTTGCCGTTAAATTCAATGTTGCATCTTCAATACCTGAATTAACATCCGATGTTAACCATGATTGATCTATGCTTATACTCCAATCAGCCATAACAGTTAATTCAATTTGCCCAGCTGCATTTAATTTAGGTAAGTTTATGATCATTGAATTAGATATGATGTAAGCATTTTCAATCGTTGTTAACTCGCTGGTTGATTCTGTTACGGTCTGAGTTAAATTGTCAAATGCAATACTTTCAAATTGAATTTTTCTGCCTATTACTATCTTGTTATCCTTTTCAATTTCTTGCGCTTTCGTTACACCGCTCAAAACAAACGTGAATGAAAAATTATCCTGTATGTCAATAAAGCTTTGAGCCAAAATATTAACTCCTGTAAAATGTTGCCTTAAATCATCTATTATCTTCATCAATCCTGTCCCATACGAACTTGCAACATATGGATCGGGTTCGAAGGCATAAACAGTTAAATACCAATTCCATTCCATCTGAGTTGCACCACCAACTAACTGCACTGAATTAGGGGCGTCATCTATCTCGAGTATAATTAAAGGCAAAGTGTACGAAGGTATTTTTCCTATATTGAAATCTGTATCAATCATTACGGTTGAACCTAAATACATTCCTGTTGTGTCGGCTGCCTTGTATGCATTCACTTCATCAATTATCGCTTGGCTAATTAATTCAATCATGACTTTATTTTTTTAAATAGTTCTAAAGTTATCATAGCATCCTTCATGGCTCTATGCGCTCCATTGGTATCTATTTTCATTATCTTAGCGATGTTTTCGAGCGAATGATTAGTTTTTGGTAACTTATCCCTACTCATTGCCAATGTATCTAACATAATATTTTCAAATTTTATGCCAATGTTTTTAAATTCCGCTTTCAAAAACATATAATCAAACCTAACATTATGGCCAACGACAATGCATTTACCGATAGTTTTTAAAATCTCATTTGCCACAACTTCAAACGATGGTGCATTAGTTAACATGTCGTTTGTTATCCCTGTTAATGCTGTTATCTTTTCAGGTATATCACAACCCGGATTTATAAGTGTTTCATATTTATTTACTATTTGACCGTTGTAGACAATTATAGCGACCTCAATTATCTTATGTTTTTCGTGGCTGAATCCCGTTGTTTCTATGTCGACTATTGCATACATTATATTATCGTAATTAGTTTATATGTCCGTTCTAAATTACAATTGTCACACTTATATTTAATGGTATTGTTTGGCAGTTCAATAGCATGCCATGTTGGCGACTTTTCCAAATCATAAGCAACTTCAAACCTGTGCTTTCCGCATGAGTTAGGTTTTCCAGTTTCTAAAATTAACATTTTTCTAGTTGAGATAGATTTTGTCGCTTGGTTCATATTTATTTATAATTATGCATGGATAAATAGGAAAAACTATTGATACATTGATGTTTTTTATTTCATTATCTAGCAAATCTAATACTTTCGGACATTGTCCAATAATCAAAGCTATACATTTTTTTTCAACGGGTATGGTTATCATTTGTAATTTTCCATTATGTCGTTAATTCTTTGCTCATACTTCTTTTTAGCCCTATCGACTAACTTAGGGTTTATTGGTTCTCCATTTACAGGTAAAAACTTTCTTGGGATGACTGTAATTGTTCGCCCTATTTCCTTCCAAAAGCTTGTGCCCCCTTCATTTATTTTTGCGGCATAAGGCACGGTGTTAGTATTAACTCCAATTAATACTTTATTCCCAAATTCTTGATGTTCGATAGACCGATATAGTTTGCCTGTTTGTTGTGCAATAGGATTTGAGCCTTTCACAACTGACCCCCTATAAGATGGATTGGTATCATATACTTTATTAACCCATTCAGGTCGCTCTTTCCAATCTTCTTTTCCCTCACCTGAATCATAACCTTGTTCATTGAAGTTTTCATGAGTAAGTTTAACCCCTTCTACCCCAATATATTTCAATAACTCATTTTCATGTAGCTTTTTCATCTTTTCAGTTACTGACTTAAAGTCGCTCGAAAGGTCGCCTAAGTTTTTCATAACGGTAAACCCTTTCTATATTGGTTCAAACTCGACTTTGCACAAGCGAAAGCATTTTCAATATGTCCGTTTTTTGTTTGTACGACATAATTTATTTTCCCTGTCAAAATATAATTACGTAAAACCTCACTTTGTTTTTTCTTATCAACCCATTTGCTCCATATTTCTGTAGGTTTCTCAATTGCCGTTGGTAGGTTCTCAAAACCTCTCATGTTCTTTTCGATATTATGAAAGGAAATATCATCAAACTTTACGTTCGCTAAAGTCTTTTTATTCTGAAAAATGATTTGATGTTTTGAATTAACATGATAGTCATCTTTCCACCCTTGATAAATCTGCATCATTGTAGTCATTCCTTTTGCATCGAAAAACAAATACTCGGAACTATATTTTTCCGATTCGGGTTCGACATCAAATAATTTCCAATTGCTATCATTTGCGCTTGGCAAATCATCAAAATAATTACCTTCATTTGGTAGGCATTGTTTGCCCGGATTGAACCTAAAGTCCTCATCTACAGAATTTCTCAAAAATTCCTGAGTGTCCTCATCGTTGGCAAAATGGTAATCATTTTCTTTTACATCATCGCTATCTGCCTGCTCTACAACACATTGACACGACCAGTGATTTGGCGGGAAACACCTATCTCCTTCATCGTCCCCAATCTGAAATACCATCCCATCTAAATCATCACATTCATCCTCTTTATCGTGTTGTGATGAAGTATGAAAAACCCAGTATGGATATAAATCTTTATCTGAATCAAACCTTTGATATTCTTCACCTGCCACTGCACATTTCGAAGCGTTATCGTATTCGGTTCTCATCCACGTATCGCAAACAATATTAGTTACCTTCTCAGCATCCTCATAGTAATCTTTAAAAGGTTTTAATTCCTTTTTGCTATCATAAACTAAGTATTGTAAGGTTTTTTGAGTACTTGCTGTTTTGGCCGCGCTGAATTGATATGCATTAAGCATGTAGCGTTCAAAGAATGATGTATCTTTAAAAGCCAAGAATGATTTTTCAACCGTTGTGTTGTTTATTATTGCGTTAAAGAAAGCATCGTTCGCCTCAGCATAAACTTCTGAATAGATTTGATCTTTATGTGGATTGTGATAAACGTATTCGATGAATGCATTTTGTGTTGATTTCTTTATTTTACCTTCATTCTTTTTCTTGCTTAAGAAATCAAATGTTTTTTTTTTAATGCTTCTAAAAGTGAAGGTTTGGAACTGTTATTATTTATTTCGGGTATTAGTTTTGTATTTGCCCCGCTGTCATCCGTAGTGGGTGCATCTTCGAAAAATTCTTTATTCAAACCTTGAGAAACAAAAAACTCATCTGTAAATCTTCGACCATTTTCAGTTAATATATTCGAATAGGCTTCAATATCCGCCATTTGCATTTCACGAACCCTGTTGATCTCGAATTTAGAACCCTGTGGAAAGTTTTTATAAAACGATCTTATCTTTTTTGAAAAATCATTTTCATCATTCAAAACATTCAAAACAAACTCCAAACATTCGCTCTGAATATCTTCCCAACTCAGTAAATGAACTTGACCCAGTGATCTCGTGCCTCCCTTTGTAGGATTGTGACCGATTATGTCAGAACCTAAAATCCATTCTCTAATCTCATTGCGCCTATCTTCATTGAAATCGTGGAATACGGTATAAGCTTTTCCGCCCCCCGGTGTCTTAAAATCTACATCAATAGATTTAATCATTTTACCGTTTTCGTCCAAGGTATAGGGATAAGTAAAAGCCTTGGATGGGTCAATATTCATAGCCAATTGTTCAGCTTCCCTTTTGAATGGATTAGCTTTAATTGGATTGCCGTTAATATCTGTTATTATATTCCCTCCTTCATCTGTCATTATGGCCCCATCATTTTGAGGGTAGCCGATTGCTAAGATAGGGAAGGCTAAACGTGTGGCACCTTGTAACCAGTTATTGCTATTCAGGTTCATTGCGATAAAATACCTCGATATGGTTTGCATATAACCCAAAAACTCTTCTTGACTTGATGAAGGTTGAACATAAAGAAGGTTCGCATTATCATCAAAATTAGTCCCATCTGTGAAATTATATGTTGAACTCCTTAACATCCGGTTGATAGGGTCAAGTTGTTGCATGGGGTACTTATACAGTGTTTTTGTAATTGGATTAAAGTTTAATCCAGTTGGGCCCCAAAAACGAGAAAGTAATACTTCTTTGCAAAGCGAAACGAACCAAGGGGTTTGAGTAATCTCTAGGCTCCAATCATCTATTTTATTCCCTTTACTATCAACTATATAAATAGGGTTTTTTGTTATTATAGTTTCATATTTTCGTAGCAACCCACGAACAAAGGCTGAGTTTTGATAAGTCCATGTTACCAAAGTGGCATACATTGACATATAACCCATTAACATAGCCTGATCGGTTGCTTTTCTATGCAATGTAAAATCCCATTCAACGAAATAGGATGGTGGAAAGAATTGTGAATAAATATCAATACCTACCTGTTTCGGTTGGTAGAAAGGATTAACGGCGGGTGATTGACCTCCTGCACTTATGGCTTTTGGATTTCCAATACCATAACCTGAACCAATATTTGCCTTAAATAATTCTCGCTTTGTCCTTATTTCAGGATTTAAAGCCCGTTTTTCACGTCTATTCATTTTGTTCAAATAAATTTTTGTCTATTTATCCATCCCGGATAATCCGTTTCAGAACTAAACCGGGCATGTATTAATTTTGCATCGGCCAATTGCCAGCAAACTGCTATAGGTAGGCTCAATTTCCGTGAGCGTTTTTTTATCTTATCTATATTTTCTTGATACCATTTAAACCAGTATTCCATCTGATCATTTACCCCTGCCATGCTGCCCAATATGTTTATTATTGTGCCTATAATAGTAAGTTTTAAAACCAATTGTTCTCTTGTGTCCGGTGTTGTATCTGATAGTTTCAAATATTCAGCCGTAAAATCGTATTGATTGGATAATTCACTTATAATTTCAGTTTGTGCAATTGATAGACATTGATTGAAGTCAACACCTATAGCACTTTGATTAAGTAATAATTGAGGGGGGCAAAACTGCAATAGGTTAGCTCCTGAAATATAACCTAAATCTAGAGATTGAAGTTGAGCGAGTGTTAAAGCCATGTTTGCATTTTTGGTAAAATTAGCTTTTTGTTTTACCAATTTAGTTTAATGTTGTTTTATTACAATATGAAAAGTTAATGTTATGAGTGAAATAAGTATAATTATTGGTGCTGTTCTTTTTTCGTACCGTTTCACAACCGCCTCACAATTTAATATATGGACAATTACCCAGTCAGTTTTAAATATTCAATTCTCAGAGGGTTGTTAATATCTAATAATCAGTGAGTTATGAAATTCATGCAGAAAACAGGCTTATTTTTGACTAAAAAGAGAGGTTCAGAAACATCCTTCTACAGCCCAATAACAGTGCGGTGTTTAGAGGGTTGTTTCGATATATTAGAAGGTATTTATTAGAATATGTAAAACGCAAAATTTACGCAAGATGTATTATCCTAGCTTAATCATATTTCTTTTAACCTGAGAAATTCCAAAGGGTTGCAATTGTACTATATTCATTAATGTTATTCCTCCATGTACAGCATCAGGAATGTCATCATGCTCACTTGCATTTAAATTTTTTTTGAAATTAAGGAATTGCGAGTTAACTAAATTGCCTACTCTCAATGTTTTCATTTCTAAATTAAAGTATAATTTACCTTGTTCATTTAAAGGAACTAAAGCCGATTCAATACGAGCGTATTTGTCTCCCTTTTGCCTGCTATCAAGTTTATAAGGGCATACCCATTGGGTTTGCTCAGCATAGTTTTGAATAGCTTCTGTGAAATCATCCGGCATGCCCGCATTTTCAAACCAACATGGCAAAGAAGCCTGCCACCCTTTTGATTGTACATACTTAAATAAATTATGTACATTTAAAATCATTTGACTGGTTGTGCATTGCATAGCTTCGACCATTATAACCCAAAAGGCACCACGCCTTAAACCTATCAATACACTTGCTTTGTAGTCGTTTTTTGAACCGGACTTATAGGAAGGGTCTGTATAAATTAACATCTTTTCAAACTCCCTTATGTCTGGTAGTTCTGAATAATGAAGTTCTGTAAATATCTCACCTTCGTAGTTTTCGCCATAAACGCCCTCTAAAAACCTTCGTCTTTGTGCCGGGCTTAGGTTTTTAAGGTTTTCGACATAATCTTCAGATATATTATTCAGATTATCCATTACAGAAAAGTGCATTGACATCAACTGATCAGGATTGCTTACAAGTTCCTTACTCTTTGGATTCGTTTTCTTTTCGAAGTATTGGTAATCCCATGAATCAAAAGTTGTGGGGTTTAACGTGAATATAGATAAAGGCTTTGCGCCTTCTATTTTCTGGGCTAACCTTGTTTTAACTTTTTCAACTACCTCAAAATTTATTTCGTTTGCTTCCTCAAAACATGCTGTTAAATATTCCTGCGATAGAATTTTATCCGTTGCTTGAGCGTTGGTTGTTTGGGTATCCAGTCCTAAAAATCTAATTGATGAACCGTTTTCAAATTGAATCTCTGCGGGGTTCTGCCTTGATTTAATCAACCCGGAACCGACTAAATCTATTCCGGGATGTTTCTTTAATGCATTTATAACGGCGGGGATGGTTTGGCTGAATACGCCCGCCAATAAGCTTGTATATGTTGACCTTATGAATAAATGGTAACTGCCTGGATATTGTAAGGCTCTTTTTAAGATAAAGTAACAAACCAAAAATGTTTTACCGCTTCGCCCTGAACCATAGAAACAAACATCTTTATACTTGCCTGAACTTAATATTTCGAAGGCTTTAAGTTGCTTGCTCTGTAATTTCATCTTCGTTTAATACTTCGTTGAAAAGTATATTGTATGTGCCTTTTATTTTGGCATCATGTTCCAATTTTGTCGGCGCATAATCCCCTTCCATCTTACTAAGCTCCGCATGCAATCCTTTTATCGTATCGGCTAATCGAGCCTTAGTTTCGGCATTCATAACCGCATTTACAACTTGCACTTTTCTATCAACAACTATATATTTTTCTAAAATTCCCCTGTCAATATCCTTTTGAATATCATCAATCAGTTTTTGCAAATGAAGCTGTCTTTCTATTTTCGATTTTAAGCCTGATTTAATCTCTTCTTTTGTCGATTCAACCATAGCCTCATTTTGCGCCTGTTCCTTTATTTTCACCCACTCGGATTGAACCTGTGTGAATATTTTTAAGGTCTTTTGCTTCGCTAAATGAAATTTAGTTCGTTTCAGTTCATAAAAGTTCGTTTTTGAACCATTAACAGAATTTAAAAAACTCAGAATCTCTGATTTTAACTGTGTTTCTGATAGTTTTTTTTTAGTTCGTTTTGGTTCATTGTTTTTCATTTTACAAACTTAGGTAATTATTTGTTTATTTTCATCTTTTTTTTTATATAACCAAAGATACGACAATTTAGACAAAAAACAAAAATGTGCTTAAATATCCAAATGTTCTATTCCAAATTTAATATATTCTTTACTTTTTGGTACAATCTTTTTAATGATTGAAATCCGGTAAATATCCCGGTCATCGAACTTGTATTTTTTACATAAAATATCCTGAAAAGGTTTTACAAAGTTATCTATGTCGCTGGCAGGATTCGAGTATCCAACTTCATATGTAATGTATAAAGGCGAAATTGGTATCTTTATTGTTGGCAACATCAATAAAACATCATTCTCATATTTTTTATATGCCGGTGATTTAAATCGCTTACCCTGCCATGCATCATTTACGGATAATGGTTTTATTTTAACAATCGAGATCATTTTTTTCTCCATTTAATGAATTGCCAAATGATGTTTCTTCACGGAGATGTTGATTCATTACATCACGAAGGAAGGCTGTTGTTATTTTCATTACAGACACAAAGATAATACTTTTTGTATATATACCATATTTTTTTTAGTTGAATTTTTCAATAAAAAAAGGGGTAACTTTTTACAATTACTCCTGAAAAACCTTTTATGTGTTATTTCGATTCTCGAATTGAATAACTAAATTGTGCTTTCATCGTTCATTTTGCTTTGAACAATCAATATTTTATCGTTTATTTCGAATGGTGCAACGCTTGTTTTTTCGTTTATTATCCGGCTGCCTTTGCATTTCTAACATTGAATCAATCTAAAAAAGCAATGTTCATCTATTACGCACCCATCGCCTGAACATTCGGGACAAACTATATACATTTAATTTGAATAAAACGTGTAGAACTTATGATCTTTATTTTGGTTACGACTTAAGATAGTGATACTATTACGCTCCTGAATTTGAAGCGTTTCATTTCCGATCTCCCGGATGTGAAATTTGTTTAGTATCTTTTTCGTCCTTGTCATATTCTGAATCTTCGCTGATTGATTTTAACATTGCATACGACAATAATAAAATGGCACAAGCCAATAAACCTAATATCATTCCGTATATTCCCATAGCGCAAATATATTTATTTTTTGAATATTATTATGATTAATATCTTAATCAATTGCCAATTCGATATATTTAGAAAATTTGCTTTCATTTCATTATTTTTAATATTTCTTTCAATGCTGGCAAATCAGTAACCGGAATCCCCAAATTACATATTATATTTCTCATCCAAATTTTTTCCATACCCAACAAATTTATTATAGCTTCAATTTCTTTTCTGTTTAGTCCCGGGAATCTATAAATTTCACAAATCGTACTATCTTCATTGAATTGTACAGGTTTTCCATTGATGATTATTTCAGGTTCCTTGATTATTTCAGCCCATTTGCGGGTAGAATTAGAATATATCACAACCCCACCTAAATCGGGATAACAAACTAAATCACCATCACTAAATAAGTCTAAGGGACTTTCAATTGTGTAAATATCACCAGTTTTCATACTTTTAAACTTCGCACCTTCAACAAATCCTTTTGATATTGCAATTTTAGTGAGTATTTCTTTGATTGCATTCCATAAAAGAGATCCTATTTCTCTTTCCAGGATTGTACCATCGGTGTAAACCATGTAAAATTCAGTAAAAATAGTCTGAGATTTAAACCGAGCTATACATTCAGCATTTTCCCTTGCTGTGTAAATCCAATCACCCTCTTTAATTTCAGGTTCTTTTGCTTTGTCTATTGCCTGCTTAAGATTATAACATTCATTACGTGCTATACCTATAGCATTGTTTAGATTCCGCAATGTTTCTCTTGCTTTTTTTAATTCGTTTTCCATTTTGATTTTTTTGTTGTTGTGTATATTTATTTTTAGGCACGGTACGAAGAAAGAACCTCTAATTCGAATCTTACTTCATTCCAAAAGACAATTGCCAATGGTCTTGTTTCAAGGATAGAATTAACTTTTCATCTTGCGTAAATTTTGCGTTTTACATATTCTAATAAATACCTTCTAATATATCGAAACAGCCTTCTAAACCCTGCACTGTTATTGGGCTGTAGAAGGTTGTTTCTGAACCTCTCTTTTTAGTCAAAAACAAGCCTGTTTTCTGCATGAATTTCATAACTCACTGAATATTAGGTATTAACAACCCTCTGAGAATTGAATATTTAAAACTGACTGGGTAATTGTCCATAT